GTACTAACGATTTCAATTTCGCCTGAGTCACCTAACTGTAGTGTATAGAACTGTATAGTAGAATACCCACTAAGTGGAACATCAACTTCTGCTTGTGCAATAACAGCTTCGTTGATTTGCATTTCTTTTTCGTATGTACTAAGTACATCTCTAAGTGTATCAGCACTGCCTTCTTCTGCAGGCAAATCTAAAATATCTTTGTATTCTTGCGAATCTAGTATTTGCTTTGCACGTAATCTATACAAATGTGGATACCAAGTTTGACTAAATCCTTCTGCTGCCCGTGTTACTTCGTCTACAACGTAAAAACGTTTTAGTGCAACATTGTAATCATTAGCAGCATACTCGTCTATCATGTGTGGTAGTTCTATTACATCGCCTGCCATAATTTTTCTGCCTAGCGTTTTTACACTACTATTAATATGTATGGTCATAAACAATGTGTCGTTTTGTAAAAACAATCCAAACTGACTTAGATCAAAGTCTTGATCTTGTAGGTTGTAATGTCCTCTAATGGTGTAAATGTCTTTGTCGTATTTGCGATCTCTGTTTTCTAAAAATAACAAGTCTTGAATGTTGGTTTCTTTAACAACATCGTAAACAGGTTGTTCAGCAGTTGCATCATCTTCTAATGTATTCTTTGGACCAAGATATTTGTGTATATTAAAATCTGTTCCTCCTACAGTAAATTGTTCATAGACAATGCCGTCTAGGAAGGAATAGTCTTTTGTTTTTTGCGGTCTATATAAACTAAGTCTTGGCATATGTATATTTAGCATAAATACTATTGGAGACAAACAATGGCTGAACTTACAACACAAAAACAAGAAGTATTTGATTACGTAACTGCATTTTTAGGCGGAGGCATGATAGATGTTGAACTTGATCCTATACACTATGAAACTGCACTAGGAAAAGCAACTGCACGATACAGACAACGCAGTGAAAACAGTGTTGAAGAAAGTTACATTACTCTTGCACTAACAGAAGATGTTAATGCATACACACTCCCTAATGAAATAATAGAAGTACGTAAAGTACATAGACGTAGCGTAGGAAGTAGATTAGGCGGCAATAGTGGTGGAACAACCTTTGAACCATTTAACCTTGCTTATACAAACACATACTTGTTAGCAGGTAGTGGCATTGGCGGCCTTGCTACATATGATTTCTTTGCTCAACAACAAGAACTAGTAGGAAGAATGTTTGGTAGTTTTATCGAATTTGTTTGGAACACTAGTACAAAAAAACTAACTATATTAACAAGACCAAGAGCTGAGGAAGAAGTATTGCTATATTGTTATAATCACAGACCTGACTTTGAGTTGTACAAAGACTACAAAGCATTTCAGTGGATTAAAGAATATACTCTTGCCAACTGTAAATATATGTTAGGTGAAGCACGTAGTAAGTTTGCTACTATTGCTGGACCAGGTGGCGGAACTACGCTAAATGGTGATACGTTAAAATCCGAAGCTCAACAGGAAATGGAAAAACTTGACAACGACTTGGCTATGTCTGTTGCAGGTGGTGTTGGCTACGGATTTTTAATTGGATAATAAATTTAATAATATCAAAAAAGTAATAGCAGGTGGTTGTAGTTTTACAGCAGGCTCTGAACTTGCTGACGAGTCTTGGGATCGCAATCATAAAGGAATATGCTACGAGTTGAGTCATACAGCATGGCCAAACTTGCTTCAACAAAAAATGTTTACTAATGCAACAGTTGATAATACTGCTGTACCAGGTGCTGATTATGGAAGTATAGTTAGACGTATAATATACCAAACCCGCCGCCAATTAAAAATACACAAGCCAGAAGATATTGTTGTAGTTGTAATGTGGACAAGTATTTTACGTAGAGAATATCCTAGTATATATCCTACAGGCAGAAAAATAAAAACTCATGAAGATAGATTTTTAACTTCATTACCATCAGACGGCGACGGCAAAACTAAAGGTTATTCAAATGCAATGTTGTACATGAGAAGACAAATGTGGGCGTCAGAACATCTAACACGAACAAACGTAGAGTTTTATGCTAGGCGTGACACGCACGATAATCATGTATATTATCCACTACAGCAACTTGAATATTTAACAAACTGGCTCGAGAATCATAATATTAAATATTTTTTTACATCGGCGTTTAACGATATACAACCAGAGTTATTAAATCAAGATAATATTTTTTTACAAGACATGGTTGGAAGATTAAATCTTCCTAATAATATACACACCGAAGATAGCCTTGGATTTTACGATTGGGCAACAAAGTTTAAATACGAAAAAGGAAAAGAATCAGAACATCCTCTCGAACAAGCACACAACGATTGGGCAGATCTTTTTTCAAAATGGATATTGACAAAATGTAAATAGTATGTTACATTTAAATTATGAAAAAGAAGTTATTAGTAATAGGCCATGGAAGACATGGTAAAGACACTGTATGCGAAATTCTGCGAGACGAGTACGGTTATACATTTGAAAGCAGCAGTAAGTTTTGCTCAAAGTTGTTCATCTATGATAACTTAAAGGACAAATATGGATACGCTAATGAAGAAGAGTGTTATGCTGACAGGCATAACCACAGAGCAGAATGGTATGATGCTATCTGCGATTATAATGTTCCTGATGCAGCGACTCTAGGTAGAGAAATGTTTGATGCCTATGATATCTATTGTGGGCTACGCAACAAACGTGAATTCTTTGCAATGCAAAACACAGGTGTATTTGATTACTGTATCTGGGTTGATCGCAGCAACTACCTGATGCCTGAGTCAAAAGACAGCATGAGTCTTGAACAATGGATGGCAGATTTTACTATAGACAACAACGGAACGTTGGATGATCTTTGGTTTAATATTAGACAGCTAATGAGTTATATACATACTTAACCCCTAAAAACCGCCTTTTTTACCGGTGATCTGCTAAATACTTGTAAGTGAAACACTTTACAGGAGAAAATTAAAATGGCATTAACTTCACCAGGTGTAGAGGTCAGCGTTATTGATGAGAGTTTTTACACTCCAGCAGAACCAGGCACAGTACCTATAATATTTGTCGCAACAGGCGAAAATAAACTAAACGGCGCAGGAACTGGTATTGCACCAGGAACTCAAAAAGCCAATGCAGGTAAACCATACCTACTAACATCGCAGCGAGATCTAGTAGATACATTTGGCGATCCTACATTTTATACAGATGCTAACAACAATCCTATTCATGGCGGAGAGCAAAATGAATACGGACTTCAAGCAGCATATTCATACCTAGGCGTAAGCAATAGAGCATATGTAGTAAGAGCAGATATTGACCTTACAGCGATATCAGCTAGTTCAACGCCAACTACTGCAAATCCTGCAGATGGTACTTATTGGTTAGATACTCAAGTAACAAAGTTTGGTATCTTTGAATGGAACGGTAGTGCGCAGTCAGCGACTAATAAAGTTGGTCAAACATTTACTAACAAAACACCAACTGTTATTACCGATGCAACACAAACATCAGGTTCATCTCCTTATGCTCCAAAACAATCAGTTGGCGCTATTGGCGATTACGCAGTTGTAGCTGTTTCAACTATTATACGTACATGGTATAAAAACACAACAGGTGCATGGGTAGAAGTAGGCAGTGCAAACTGGAAAGGCAGTTGGCCTTCAGTAACAGGTACAGCAGGTACACCGACATTTACAGCAAGTAATACTATTACTATTGGATCTGCAGAAGGTCTTAGTGTAACAGTTGTACTATCTGGAACTAGTCTTGCTTCAACAGTAAGTGATATTAATACAGCATTAGGTGCTGTTGGAATCACTGCAGAAGCAATAGATAACAGATTAGCATTTAAAAATACTGGTGCAACACATTCTAACATCGTTCTTGGTAACGGTACAGGAACACCGCTAACTGATGCAGGTATTGTTGCTGGAACATATTATCCACCAGCACATCAAGCAACTGCTCACACAAGTGTTCCAGAATGGAAAACAGCAGATTCAGCATCACGTCCAACAGGAAGTGTATGGGTTAAAACAACTACACCAAACAGTGGTGCAGATTGGAAAACAAAAGTATGGAATGGTTCAACTGAACTATGGGATGCAGTAAGCACACCGATTTATACTTCAAACTCAGCAGCATTAGCTGGCTTAGATAAAACAGGTGGCGGCGCAAACTTAACAACGCTTAATGTTTATGCAATGGCAAATGTTACAGAAAATGCAACAAACCTAGCTAACTTTACTCTTTTCAAACGTAATGCTAATGGCGCAACAACTATTACTAGTGGTGTAGTCGACAGTACTACATTTACAAGTGGTACTAATGATTTTACTATTAGTGAAACAGTAAAAGGAAGCGCAACATTAAGTACACCAGTAACTATTTCATTTAGTGCAACAGGTGCTACAACTGATGCAGAGTTAATGGCAGCAGCTATTAATACAGCAGGATTAACTAATGTTACTGCTAGTGTTGATTCAACTAATAGAGTTGTAGTATCACATGCTATTGGTGGCGACATTAGATTTGTAGATGGTGCAAACACACCATTAGCTGACGCATTTACTGCTTGGAACTACTCAACAAAATCAGGAACTGTAAACTTTTATGATAGTCCAAACGGGTTGTCAGGTGCATATATTGCAACACTTTGGAAAGAACTAACTTATACAGCAAGTAATGATGCTCCAACTGCTCTTGCAGCTGACGGCGCATTATGGTATAGTAGTGTTGTTGATGAAGTTGACATTATGGTACACGATGGCGATAAGTGGGTTGGATATTTGAATACTGATTCACCGTATTACGATGTTACACCTGGAAATGCTCCAGACGCAAGCGGTCCAATCGTTGCTGCATCTGAACCAGTTGATGGCGACCGTGCAGATGGTGGCAATCTTGTAACTGGCGATATTTGGGTTAGTACAGCAGATTTAGAAAACTTCCCAAGAATCTATCGTTGGAATAATACACTAAACAGTTGGGTTGAACTTGATACAACAGATCAAACAACTGAAAACGGTGTACTATTTGCAGATGCACGTTACAACACAGCAGGTGCAAACAGCAGTACTGAAGGCGATATTGTTGACATGATTACTAGTAACTATGTCGATGTAGATTGTCCAGATCCAGCACTATATCCAAAAGGTATGTTGCTATGGAACCTACGTAGAAGCGGATTCAACGTTAAACGCTTTGAGCGTAACTATGTCGACTTAGCAGCAGACAACGAACGCTTTGGCGACGAATCAATGTCAGCATATTATCCACACCGTTGGGTTACAGAATCAGCTAACGAAGCAGATGGATCTGGTAGCTTTGGTCGTAAAGCACAGCGTAAAGTTGTAGTACAAAAACTACAAGCAATGCTAAACGAAAATCAAGATATTCGTGACAATGAATCACGTATCTTTAACTTGATGTCAACACCAGGTTATCCAGAGCTAATCGGAGAAATGATTACACTAAACTATGACAGAGGCCTAACAGCATTTGTTATTGGTGATTCACCTTTCCGTTTAACACCGGATGCAACTTCACTTAACGAATGGGCAACCAACGTTAATACAGTTGTTGAAGATAATGACAACGGACTTGTAAGTAGAGATGAATACTTAGGTGTTTATTATCCAAGTGGTTTCACAAGCGATAATGCAGGTAACAATGTTGTTGTTCCAGCATCGCATATGGTACTACGTACATTTGCACTTAATGACCAAGTTGCTTATCCATGGTTTGCACCAGCAGGTACAAGACGTGGCGGAGTTACAAACGCAACTTCAACAGGTTACATTAGTAACGAAGGCGAATTTGTTGCATCAGCACTAAACGAAGGACAGCGAGATACATTGTATCAAAACAACGTTAACCCTATTACATTCTTAACAGGTGCAGGGCTAGTTGTATTTGGACAAAAAACTCGTGCAAGAAATGCAAGTGCTCTTGATAGAGTTAATGTTGCAAGACTTGTAGTGTACTTACGTAGTCAGTTGAATCAGTTGACAAAACCATATCTATTTGAACCAAATGATAAAATCACACGTGATGAAATCAAAGCACAAGTAGAAAGTTTAATGGTTGAACTAGTGGGACTAAGAGCTCTATATGACTTCTTAGTTGTGTGCGACGAATCAAACAACACACCAGCGAGAATTGATCGAAATGAACTATATGTAGATATTGCTATTGAACCAGTCAAAGCAGTAGAGTTTATATACATACCATTGCGTATCAAAAATACAGGAGAAATCGCAGGATTATAAATCATTAAAGTAGGGGGAAAATAAAATCCCCCTACAAATGATAAATACATGTGATAAGGAGAAACATAGATGGCAATCTCAACTCTATTAAATTTAACAGTACCGTTAGCAAACGATACTAGTGCAAGCAGTCAGGGTCTGCTAATGCCTAAACTACAATACCGTTTCCGAGTAACATTGGAAAACTTTGGTATTACAGGCAACACAACTGAATTAACAAAACAGGTTATTGATGCAACCCGTCCAAATATATCATTCCAACAAATACCGATTGATGTTTACAACAGTAAAATTTATATGGCAGGCAAGCACGAATGGCAAGCAGTTACAATGAACTTACGTGACGATGTTAACGGAAACGTACAACGTTCAGTAGGCGAGCAACTACAGAAACAGTTTGATTTCTTTGAACAGTCTAGTGCTGCTACAGGACAAGAC